CAATCAGGGTCTGAATGACCTTGAACTCGGGCTTCTCCTGCTTCTCGGCGGTACCGGCGATGCCGTTCATCATGTTGATGAGCGCAACCAAAGCCCCGCCAATCATCGTCATCACCGCCGTGATGGCAGAGTCAGACAGGAAGTAGGAAGAGCCAACCCCAATCAAAACGATCAGAGTGATGTAGAAGAGGCCAAACCTGCCAATACTCTTACCGGCAACTTCCTTGGCTGTCTCGGCGGGTTTGATTTCTTCCATGATTTACTCCGTGATCACCACCGTGTCGGTGTCCTCAAAGAACATCATGCGCCCACGGCACGCGATGTTGTAGTCCTGCCCGTTGGCGTCCAACTCCGTCCACGACCGGGTTTCAATCCTGACGTGCTTGGCGAGGATTTCCCTGCTGCCCTCAAACACGCGCCAGACATGGAGCATGGAGCCACGACCCGGTTGTCCGCGTGACTTATTGAACCGGATCGTGTACTTGGTCAATCAGGAGCCTTGGGCCACTGGATATCTTCCGGGAAACCGGGCTGCGTACGGATATCGCGCAACGCACGGCGGTATTCAATCCACAGCGCACGGTCACCGGAAGTCATGGGGACATCCGGCAAGACAGACCAATCGGACTCGGCCAACATTTTCTTGGCACGATCCCACGCAAGTTCGGCAGCAGAAGACGGCACTGGGCCAGGAGGCGCGTCGCCTACCTCAACCCATCCTTGATCGTTGTAGGACTCGCCCAACCACGACAGGTCACCGATTTGGTCGATGAAACCATGAAGACCAAAAATCGGCCCCCAGTTTTCAGGCAGCGGCTGCGGCTCGCTTAGTGCGCTTCCGTCCGACAGTTTTTTGAGTTGCCAGAGTTTGCTCATTTGATTCACTCCTTAGAGTAGGTTGAAGTCCGGGTTGCCGCTCAGGTGGCGGCAAAACTGCACCCTTTTCTTGGTGCGGGGCCATGTCATTTGGGTGCGGCGGGTGCCCAACCCCAGGAAGACTCTGAACGCCACGGTAATGTGCCAACTCTTCTTCCGTATATTTCCAATCACGCCAACTCGCAAAATCTTTGCGTGGCTGAATATGAATGTGGCATCCAATGCTTGCAGCCAGTTGATGAATAATTTCAGTTACCTCAACCGGTTGAAGGATGGCAAAGGTATGCACGCCATCATGGCGGCGCATTGAAAGTTCTACGATGCCGCCAAAACAAGTTCCAACGGTAACTGAGCGGGCACGGTTAACCGATTCTTGTATACCATGCACTTCCATTTTGCGATGGAACGCATCAATTTGATTTTGACGTTCGCGTTTATTCATTGCGGATTCCATGATACGTTTACAAAACCACCCGAACCAACGGTAATTGGATAGTTTGAACCGCCGGTAACACTTACACAGTTGTAAGTGGCGTTAGTTCCGGCATTGCCGGCGTTTCCAGAACCACTACCTGCGTTTCCATTATTGCCTCTGCCACCTCCGCCGCCGCCGCCGCTAGCAGTGCGACCAGCAACTGGATTGGGGGAAGTAAGTGTCGATCCGCCACCACCTCCGCCACCGGCAGCGGGTAAACCTGCGGGATTCCCTGGATTTCCAAATTGAGTAGGGCCGGTTGCGCCAGACCCACCGTTGCCCCCGCCAGAAACGCCACCACAGCCGCCATTCCCGCTAACTGAACTGTTACCCCCCAATACGGTTCCAGCGCCACCGCCACCGCCACCGCCACCATAACCGTTATAACATCCGGGAGCGCCGTTACCGCCACCACCAGAACCGCCGTTACCGCCACCACCATTGTATCGGCCAATACAAGGCCCAGTAGCAAAATTAGCCCCCTCGGCACCAGCGTTACCAACAGGGCCGCCATTTCCGCCAGTACCTCCTGACCCTGAACCGGTACCACCATTACCCGCAGCAAAGTTATATCCAAGCGCAGTTGACGCTGTGCCAGTATTGCCTGGAGCGCCAGAATTGCCCGGTGCTCCGGGAGAACCGCTGATGCTATTACCGCCACCACCTAAACCCGCAGGCGCGCCGTTAACATTAGCGCATATACCATAACCATTGCAGGGGCAGTACGTTCCATACCGAGTAGCAGGCCCCCCAGGCGACCCGCCACCGCCACGCCCAGTGCCGCCCGGGTTACCTGCGGTGCCTGGGTTGCCAGCCCCTCCTTGGCCCTGAACACTTACTCGCGTAATCCCGACTGGAGCCGTCCATGTACCAGATGTGTTAAATGTTTGGGTACCGCCTGGGGTTAAAGCACCCCCAAACATTGCAATTTTTGGAGTTCCTGCGGGCATTTTTTCCTCACTCGTAGTAAAACCAGCCAGTCACAATGTACTTGCTGCGTTCACCAAAAACAGTATTGCCACGATGGGCGTGTGTAAATGCAGCAGGCCAGAGCACCATCGTATTTTCGGTTGGCTGCAACCTGCGCTGCTGATAAAGAAACTCGGTTTCTCCGGCTTCTTCTTGGTTTAGCGTATTGAGGTAGAGCATGTAAACCAAAACTCGGTCTGCATGCTCACCATTACCCTGTTCACCGTGCCAGACGTGGTAACCGCCACCGGGGTCGGTGCGCTGCATCTTCATGGCGGTGCCAGTAATTTTCCCATCCCTAAGTACCGAAAACTGTTCAGTGTAGGCGTCATAGCACCGCTGAAGCCCGTCAAAGAACATGCGCGTAGCGGGCGTACCGTTGAAATCAGAAGCAGTGTGAACACCAAAGTTCAAGCCCAATTGCATATCGTTCTTGCGATGCTTAGGCGCACCCTCACCGCGCTGACGATTGGTGCCCGCACCAGACTCCACTAAACGATCAAACTCTTTGATCAGATGTTGGCAGTACCCTTCTGGGTATACATCCCTGTAGACGGCAATGAAGTCTTTGTATTCAGCGTTCATTTGAATGCGGGTCCTGTTACCCAAGCCACAAGTGACTGACGGTTACCGCTTGTCACGGGGGTTACTTGGTGGAGTACATACGAAGGGAATGCTGCCACCAGACCCCGCTGTTTGCGAACGGTTTGTGGCTGACCACCAGTCATAACCTGAAGGTTTCCCCCCTCGTATTGGCTCGGGTCGGTCAGTTGTAGAACCAAACTGAGTTTCCGGCTTGGGGCTATCTTGCCCCCGTAGTCCACGTGCCATCCGTACATCCCATGTTCTGATTGATCGTAGTTGGTCAATTGCAACTGCTCACCAAATCCTGTCAGGTCAAACCGAAAGTATTGGGCGTTGAGTGAAGAAGCGATGTGTCCCAACTTCTCAAATACCCAGGCAGTGTCTTGGTTCTTGTTTAGCCAAGATACCTGCGACCGACGAATCTGTTTTAGTTCCTCTTCGGTCTTCATACCACCGGCCTGCGCCCGCTGATCGGCACTCCGTGCCTGCTCTTGGAGCCAGTTCAATTCCTGCTCCGTAAAGCCGTTTTCCCACCAAACAAACGGTTCGATGGCGGTGGCATAAGGCGTCAGCACATGCTGCACGGGCGCTCCTTGTGAGACACGATGAAGTGAATGCACCGTGTGGAGGTGTCGGCGTTGCTGCCGGTCAGTTGATGCTGCATCCACGAGTTTGCAAACATTACGGACCCTGGGACCATGTTGTTGAAGTGGATGGTGTTGGTGGCATTGCTGACCTCTTCGCCCTGCACGAAATCCAGTTCGATCATGGACTTGTTCATGCGGGTATCGTGGTAGATCGGGTACGCACCGCCCTGCGGAGTTTCGAGGAAGAACCACCCGCACATCTGGCTGTTCTTGTGGACATGCACGTTGGTGCCGCCGCCTCGATTGATCTCCTGCACCCAGAGGCCGGAGAGGTAGAAGTCGTACTTGTCTACCGCGTAACCCTGACCACGAAGCAGGTCTACAACTGACAGCAGAAGGTAGTCTGCCACTTCCCTGAAGGCAGGATCGTGCGCGAGATGGGCGGACTGAGACATCGGCCACTCGGGCTTGCGAACTTGATCCAAGTATTGGATGCATGTCGGCAGAACCTTTTCAGCCAAGT